GTTGTGTTACTTCCAGTTGGGGTCGGGAAACCAGTACTGTCATAATTTATATTTTTATAACCATTCCATTGTCCGCCGGATTGAACCATAATGTCTACTTGGTCAATGACACTCCAGAACCAATTTGTACCTTGTGCAGGAGCTGCTACCGGAGCACCTTCATTTGCTGTAAACACTAGTGGAATCCAGTTACTAACTTGAATAGAAGTTTTTAGTGAAGATACACCGCTGTAATAAGTTACTGCGGTAACTACACCTGAACTCACTGATACAACTTTTAATAATAAATCATTGGCCGGTGTAGCTCCTCCCAATAATGCTCCACTAACTGTTATAGTATTACCTACAGCATAACCAGTTCCGCCAGACGCTACACCTGTTCCTATTATACCATAAAGGAAGCCACTTTGAATATTTGCATTCACTGTCAATCCTGAGCCAGCACCACCTGTAGTAGCTATGCCATTAAAATCTACACTAGCACCTGAAAGTGGGCCATCGTATTGAACAAAAGGAGTAATTTGAGCATCAAAGCCAGCTTGTGTTAGTATGGTGGCAGAACGCCCTTGATTAGCTCCTGCTGTTGATATACGATCATTCATTACAATTTCGCCACCTTGAGTATGTACTAATTGCACAGCATCGTCAGTAGTTAACAATGCAGTTGTATAAGGAATAGCAGCAGCTAACCAGTTAGTTACAAATTGCAACGGAGTACAATTATTAGGAATAGTAACAGTATATTGACTTGACAAGCTAGTACTATTTGGTATACTGGTTTGAACTGTAATAGTTGCTGTTGACAACGTATACGGCAAAGCTATTGTGAAAGCTGTCTCACTGCCGGTTGCCACTGTTGGCCCTGTTGCTGCTCTTTCCCATAAATATATAGGAAAGGTGCTGTTTTTAAAAGGATAGCTCCAATCGTATTGTGCGTAGACAGTACCTACCGGAATCGCTTGTCCGCCAGTGGCGTCAATAGTAGCATCTGCTGACCAGTTATTGGTAGCTAATGTTACAGATTTTGCTACAAAAGAACCAGTAACTGCATTATATTCAGAAACAACCGGGGTTAAACCAAGACCTGCATTGCTAGCCTTAATCCATACTGAACCAGTTGGATGAGGATATGTTTGACTACTTGACCATAACGGCATTTCTGCTGAAGTACCATATACAACTTGAGGTTGATAGTAATTTTGTGCAGTTAACCCTACATCAGCTAACACTGTGCCTGTGCCAGTAATTCCAAGATATTGATTACCAGTAGTTGAAGGTTGAGTAGATAATAAGACTAATTTACCTGATACTACCTCCGCAGTAATATAGCTATATCCCAATGAATTGATAGCATTTGCAACACCTTGAACAGTGTTAAAAGGGGATGCAGGCACCGCAACAGTAGTAGACCACACCCCACTTAAACTAATAATTAAAGTGTCAGTGGCAGTTAATGTAGGGTTAGAATTTGTACCTTGAACAGTTGGCCATTGACCTCGCCATGTTCTGGACCCTAATGTTGTCCAAACATTACTAGAAGTTTTGTAATAATATTGTTGATATGCTGAATCAGCTTCAACCGTAGCATTAATTGCATAATCACCAATATTACCTAAACTAGCAATAGGTTCACCATTGGTTAAATATGCCTGGTCTGTTATAACGATTGGAGTTTTTGCTGTAAATTGTCCGGTTGTTGCATTGAACTGGAAGATACCCCATGTAGAAGTAGTTGTATCTAACCAATATGCACCATTTGCCGGTGCACCTGAAGGACGACCAACTGAACCTACTAGACTTGCTAGATCAATATCAGCACGTAATGTATATACCCGATTGGTTGTGCCTAATGCGGAATAAGCCGCTAATAACCCGTATTCGTTTAATTCGTAACCTTGGATAGGTGTTCCTGCTGTTGTTGTATAAAAGAACGGTACACCATAAAAATCTACCAAATCTTTTTGACTTGTAATTTGATATAATTTACCTCCATTTGCCGCTGTAGTACCGGCTGCGACACCTGTACCAGAAGGGTTTGCTTTATTCTGTGCTGTTGCGAAAACTACCAACGGCACGGTGGCGCCTGGTGCAGGTAGATATTGACTTTGGTCAATGATAGTGACTTCGACGCCCGGTGAGGTTAATGACATTTTATTTTTCCTTTAGTAAAATTCTGAGGTTTACAACCTAATTGCATACTATTATTTAGCAAAAAATTTAAAAAATAACAAATTGCTTGCATTTTTATAAATAAGCATATCTTCAAAGGTATTTAGGAAATTACATGAATATAAAAAGTACTGTTATCTATTGGATACATCTACCGGAACACACTAATGCAGCTACCGACGGATATGTTGGAGTCTCTAAAGATTATGCCCGTAGGTTAAAAGGACATTTGAATGACATTAATAACAAGAAACATAAAAATCCACATCTAATACATGCAGTTAGGAAATATGGATGGGACAATCTAATCAAAGATGTTATCTTATGCGGTGAAGAATCTTATTGCTATGAAATGGAAGAAATACTAAGACCAAAAAAAGCAACTGGATGGAACATTGCTCCCGGTGGACATAGAGGACCAGGTTGGACAAAAGGCAGACCTAAAAGTAAAGAATCCATCCAAAAACAAAAAGCGTCAATTGCACCTTTCAATGAAGCAAAACGACTTGAAAGAAACAAAAAAAGAGAAGAAAGATTGCATCAACGAGAACTAAACCGGCTATCCAAAATTCGTCAACTGGAAGAAAAAAATAAGGTCAAAGAAATTAAAAAATTAGAAAATGAAGAAAAAATAAAAAGGCGGGTCGGCGAGCGTGATAGAAGAAAACAAAAAGCAATAGACAACGGCACATACGGTTCAAAACCCAATTACAATAATCGGCCATTCTGCAATAAATGTAACAAGAATCACGCAGCAGTGAACTATAAACGTGCCGGTGTTACACATTACAGAAGCATATGTGATGAATGTAGTAGGAAGAAGCAGAAGCAAAAACCACAAAAAGCCAATTGGACTAAGAGTGGTTATAAGAAAAAAGCCACATGTGATTTATGTGGCTTTAAGAGTTTATTCGTTACACAAATAACAGTATTTCATGTTGATGGGCACTTGGATCACAATGAACAAACTAATCTACGCAGCATTTGCTTAAACTGCATAGAAGTTGTGAAAAAGAAAGAGATTACTTGGAGACGGGGAGACCTTGAGATTGACTATTGATAATAGTATGAATCTTGGTATGTAACTCATCAATTGTTCCATTATTTTCAACAACATAATCATATTTTAATCCTATGCTGCTGTACTCACTAGCATGAATTTTTAGTTTGTCTAACTTCATTTTACTTAGTGCCCAATATGAATTACCATCTGGTCCTCTATTATATGCAATTGCAGCATCATACCATTCAGGATTTGGTCCACGCTGTACTCTAATAGCTATTCCACCTGCATTTTTAATAGCAGCAACTTCATTGTCAAACCTACAGTCTGTGATTACAACATCTTCTTTAGAGTTTAAGAGTTTGTGTTCTACACTTGCTACCCAGATGGCATTATGAAAATGGTTACGACATACATCTGTTCCCCAATACTGTAGAATCCATCTTGGAGTAATGTTCATACCTAGACGATTACTCCACCATTCATCTTTTTTCTCCCTCCATGCTCTGCTGGCTTTTGTTGTGCCTTCTAGATACTCACGATTCCATCCAAAAACTGCTGCTACTGCATCTTTAAGACTAGCAGCAAAGCTGACTCGTTTGAAACCATGCTGTGTGGTGAGATAATCTGCAATGGTGTCTTTGCCAGATCCTATCAATCCGGTGATCCCCAAAATAATCATATGTGAAATGCTCCTATATTACTTATTATATTACAGGAGTATGAAAAAGAAAACTGTTTAGGTTATCCTAACCTTGGACCCACGTTAAGGGAAAAGAAAAATCCACATACTTCTTCAAATCTTCAATGAGTAATTCCATTGCTGCTTTACCTTCTGCTTTCATAGCAGTACCGTTCAATGATGTGCCACCACCCGGACCAGCAATAGTTCCAAATTTTTCACGGGCTTCTCCGATCATAAGTTTAAGATTAGCTAAAACAAAGTCACCGATCCATACTCCAGCACCCGGGTCTTGCAGTAATATTTCTTCTGTCTTTTGTACATCGGCCCATATCAATACATGTTCCCCTGATCCTTTTGGATCTCGCACAATACGCAATACTTTGGACACTGGATTAAATGTATATGTTACATAACCACCAAACATTCTTGCTGCTAATTTAACATACCCTGCATAGAAATCATATGTTGCCATACCACCGGCATAGTTATAGTTAAGTAAGTATGTATTCAAAATAGCACTGGAGAAAGGATCAAAACTACTACTTGACGGGCCTGTTTCTAAACCAATTGATCTACGGAAAATACTTCTAACATTGATAAACTCTGCGGGAAGAGTATATGTATCTACATTTTTCTCAATAGTCATCAATATGTACGATTCCTCAGTGGCTGCTTGTGCCCTTTGACGATATATCTTTATGGCATAGGTGTATGCTGCTTCATAATGCTGCGGGTCTAATTCAAGGTCAATCATACCATCACCTAAACGATATCTTAAATTAGTGAATAATAACTCTTTTAATTCATCTAGGTTTAATCCAGTTGGTGTAGAAAGAACTGATGCTGTTGGATATGTTGACATATATGTTACCTAATAAGTGTATTTATCTGGGTATTACTGATTTGTTTATTCTATTTCTAGGCAAAGGCGAGTAGATATAAAATACCTACTCGCCAAAAAGGTGTCTATTCCTGAGGCCCTTACGGGAGTGCGATGATGAATTCAAAAATTACAGTGGAGGATTGTCTATGTCTCACTAACCCGTAAAGGGATTTTGCCGTATTCGCTGTGTGTTAAATCTTCAATTCATCAGGTAGATTTAACCAGCCCGCGCCCTCTATCGCTATCACTATGACGCGGCAATGCTTATAGTAGATTACTCTATCTCAACCAGTAAGGTACAGGAAACGTGAACTGCTAGTGAGCAGGCGTTTAGGCATCCCGAAGGGTAGTCCTGTAAATTGGATGTTGGCATTCATCTTAACTACCGTCACCGCATGGATTGTGGACGGATTAATGGCACACTTCAAGGCGGCGCTGCCTATAAGCCAATAATGAAAGTAGGGCTACTGCCCTACTTATTAAATATCATTAGCTTTACGATTCTCGCTATACAATGCGTCAAACTTTCCACCGGGGTAGCGTGACTCTAGTTTGCGTACATTCTCTGCAATTACTTCATTAGGATCAAGTTTCAATGCACGACATGCATTTATCCAGTACCACATAATGTCACCGAGTTCACGTTTCATATGGAAGACATTTTCATCAGTGAGGGGTTTACCCTGAAAAATGATCTTCTTGGGCACTTCAATAAATTCACCACTTTCTGCGGCTAATCCCAAACATGCAGTAAGTAGCAACGGGATGTTAACATCAGGACCGTGCTTCATCTCACCGTCAACTAATTCGTAATTAGCATCAAGCCGATCACATGTATCCATAAATGTAGTCAAGTCATTGCTTGCTTTGCTTGTTACAGCTTCTACGAAATCTTTGTATTTGTTTAAATCTATATTCATTACCATGCTTTCAAAATTATCATTGACTCATTAAACCTGCCATTCGGCGTAGAGGCTACTGCTTTAATATCTGTGAAATATTTTCGTGCAGCCGGCTTGCTCCCCATAACTTCTTTAAGTTGTTCCCCTGGTTTGCGTAGTGTTTTGACTTCGCTCTTTGCTGAATCAAATCCTAGCAGTGTACTACCCTTAACAGTAAACACCTTGCTATACTCATCAGCAATGTAGTGATGAAGGCGCCGCTTTGCAGTATCATAGGCCCACGCTTCACTTGCACCATGCAACTTTGTAGGGTGAATGCTAATCAAGTCTAGCTTTGCAGCCGCATCCTTGAACACCTTCAAGTATTTCAATTTAGCAACAATCTTTTCAACAGGTACAGCCTTCTTCTTGCGAGGAGCCTTGCTTGCTTTCTTAATGCTAATGTAGCTGTTCAAGTCACTGAGAACCCCATCAATGAATTTGAGAATGTTACGAATCTGAACCTTACCTAGAAACCTGTAACCCTCTTTAAGATACTCGTCACCGTCAGAAAGTTTCTGAAATTCAGCTTGTTTGCGTTTCCAGATTTCAACAATGATTGGGATATGCTGTGGCATAACATTATATTTTGCCACGATATCAACTGTCTTTTCTGTTGCTTTACCTTTAGTAACAAAATCGTCAATCATCCCTTCCATTTCACCTGCTGCTTCTCCCGCCTTTTCTTTTAGAATTTCCTGAATATTGGGGCGTGTTGCTACTACAGTTTCCTTAGCAATACTAGTTTGACTAGTTTTCACTTCTGTTTCGGTTAGTGTCTTGATCAGTCGTTTGATGTCATTTTGCAAGGCAAGTTCTTCATGCTCAGTCAATTCTAGCCCGCGCATTGTCATTCGTGCTATCCAGCACAATGTCAGAATGAATTCACTTTCATGCACTTTCCTAAGCAATTTGGCTTCATCAGGGCGTTTATTGTAATCTAGATATTGTGCCATCAAATCCCTAGCATCTTTTTTGCTATAGAATCGGGTGTACCAAGTAAAGCTGCGGGCAAGAGCCGAGAATCGTGCTTCGGTATTAGGTTGAAGTGGGAAGAAAGGTTCTTCACCCATATATTTTGTATCAGCATCACGTGGGTTGAGTGCTTTTACAAAATGCTCATCCGTATGTTTGCGTGTAGCCATGTTGATTCCTATCTTTGTCTAAAGTAGATTATAACAGTGATTGCACTTAATGTCAAAACTTATTTTACCGCCCTGCACTAATCACCATACGGGTTTCTTTGTCATCCTCGTCAGAGAACTCAGGTTCCTTGGAAATACATTGTTCCACATCCTGCAAGATACGCCGTAGTTCGCCAATGTTGATTCCTAACATCTGAATCATCATTTCTTTTACACCTTTAGGGTAAGGATTTACTGATGGATTCTGGTATGTGTCCAACAGCAATTCCTTGCCCATGATTGTGTTACGCAGATTAGATGCTACGGTTTGGAAACAGTTCATCATATTGTCCTTCAAGCCACAGTAGCAAAATCTTCCGGAGTTTCTACCACTTCAACTACTTGAGATTTGAAACGCTCCAATGCATCATAATATTCAGCAGAGAAATTGGTATTTTTGCCAGCAACTTCCAGTTGATACTGATAGTTGCCAGTACGCCACAGAACTACCCGCTCACGGTTCTTGTTGTAACCATCTGCGATATACTGAATTTGATTCATTGCGTTGTCCTTTAATTAACTGTCTAAGTATGTATTATACACCCAAAACTATTTAATGTCAACCTGCTTAATCTTAGTAATCTTCGGGATGACCTTGATCAGGACCGCGATAGTGCGGGTTGGGTACCCATGAATCGTAGTCTGTCAGTAGCCATTGCTGATCCGGGCGTTCCTCGCCCACGATCCAAGCCCATTCGCGGATTGCTTGTTGAATATAAGACATTTTTGTTCCGTTTTGCGAGTTGATAAGAGTATTATATACCCAAAATCATTTAATGTCAACCTAATTCGTAGATACAAATGCTAGGATCCAGTTTTTTCAACTGAGTTGCTGCGGCCATCAATTGTTTGAATCGTGCGTTAACTTGGGTGCGGCTCAGTTCGCCATCGCAGGACAAGTTCTCTGGGCTCAAGTCAGCATCAAGGCTGTTGGCAATGCCCTGCCGACCCTTAGCAGTTTCAAACTCATATTCTTTGCCTTTGAACAATCGGTTCCATTTGTTCTTTTGGTCAATGTATGCTTGTAATGCTGACATAATTTACTCCGTTTGTTTACTGTCTAAGATTCTATTATAGCACCAAAACCATTTAATGTCAAATTTAGAGTATACTACTTTTAGTTTACCTTTTCGGTAACTGTCTTGTTGAAACGCAAATAACATACATCATGCGATTTACTAAATGCGGTCCCGGATCCGGTCATTGATCGGCTGTTTTCTACAAGAGTAGCACGACCCTCACTGACCATCTTGAGTGCTAGCTTATTCCACTTAGCACCTTCAACTGTGCGGCAACGCCCATTAGCATCCATCATGTCTACTAGATCAAAAGTAAAACTACGCATTTTGTTTCCTATTCTTTACTGTCTAAGATTCTATTATAGCACCAAAACCATTTAATGTCAAGTTTTGGTAATACCCCGTCATCTATATTTACGATAAATAAGTAATAAAGTGAATTAATTATGCCTAGATTAAGCCTTTGGCGCCCCAATAAAACGAACGACTACAACTTTTTTGATAGAACGATATCAGAACAGTTCACCGCAGGTGCCACGGATTTGTATGTTCATAAATACCTAGGCCCTACCAATCAGGGCACTTCAACTGATTATACACAACCAAACTATGATGTATTAAGCCCCACTAACATTCAAGACTTGTTATTTCTAGAGAATCGTGACAGAACATACGACCCAAATGTTTACCGTGTGCGTGGTCACTATAATGTACAGAATTTAGACTTTGATTTGAGTCAGTTTGGATTATTCTTAAACAATGATATCATATTCATTACGGTTCATTATAATGATATGATTGATTTAGTTGGTAGAAAATTGATGGTAGGCGATGTGATTGAGTTACCGCACTTGCTTGATTATAATCCGTTAAAAGAAACTATACCAACCGCATTGAAGCGATTCATGCAGGTTACCGATGCAAACTATGCAAGTGAAGGTTTCAGCCCAACTTGGTTCCCTCATATATGGCGTATAAAGTGTGAACCACTAGTTGATAGTGAAGAATTTAGTCAGATATTAACTGCTCCGATAGACCAAGATACTTACTTGGGTATTTGGGATATTGCCAGTCCGTACCCTGCAGGATATGTTATTACTTACGGTGACAAAAATTATACGGCATTGATTGATGTTCCTGCAGGGATTACCCCACCTAATACTACATATTGGCAACTGGATACAGCAGATAATCTCAAAGATATTCTTGCTACTTACAATACCAACATTGCAATCAATAATGCTGCACTTCAAGAAGCTGCCAGGCTTGTTCCAAAATCAGGCTACAATAGTAATAATTTGTATATTGTACCTACATACGGGGAATATTCAAGTAACGGTGTATTATCCAGAGCAATTAACAATCCTGCTCCGCCTATCAATGTAAACACAAATGGCGGAGTACCTAATCCTGCTTATACAGGTACAGTGATGATGGTGAGTAGTAGCCTATATAAAAATGCAAGTCCAGTAATCAGAATACCTAAGGCAGCAATAAAAAGTATTTGGGATATGACTGCTGACATGGGGTATGATAAATTAGAGGTATTCAATACCACTCATTTAGAAACATTCACACTAGCACCAGAAAGAACAGATACAAATTCAGGTAGAGTTAGTGGTGAAATAGTACTAACTGTTACTAGTAGCGGACCAAGCACGGGGCCATATGGCACCGCGGATAATACATACGCCACTGCTGATGCTAACCCTGAACTTCCGGGATTTACCGGAACAATTAGTCAACAAATGGATTGGAGAGCAGATTGTGATCCTGCATTTCAATTTATTTCTCGTAGTAGTCCACGTAGTTTTGGTTATAGTGCCGGTTATATGACAGGTGATGGGACCGCTCCTAATGGAGTCTCAGATGGTGCTTCTATTTCCGGTGCTGGCATCAGTTTCCCAACAAGTCCCCAAGTAGGTGATTATTTCTTACGAATTGATTACTTCCCACAACTATTATATCGTTGGGACGGTAGAGTATGGGTTAGAATATCATCTAATATAAGAACAGATACGGGATTCACTGCACAAGATCAATCGTTGTTATCAGGTTTCATCAATGATACCGCACAGACAAAACTTACTGACGGTACATATGTTCCGCAACGCCAAGCATTGTCTACTGCCCTAGCATTACAACCAGATCCAATTCCCCCACAACCTTAAGGTATTTACATGGCCGCCTTCTTCTATGATTCGCAGATACGCAGATTTTTAATCCAGTTTGGAAAAATATTTTCAAACTGGGAAGTTACTAAAGGTAAAGACCCTGCAGGTAATGATATTATTGTGCGTGTACCAATCATGTATGGTGATAGTAGTAGACAAGCCGCAACTATTATTGCTAATAATAGCGCAAGTAACTTGCCTAGCGCACCGTTAATTACATATTATATAAGTGGTCTGGAGTACAATCAAAAATGGACTCAGGATCCTACGTTCGTAGACAAGATTAATGTTCGTCAACGAGCATATAATCAAGAAACACAACAATATGAAACTGTACAAGGACAAGCATTTACGGTTGAAAGATTAATGCCAGTTCCGTATACATTAAGAATCACAGTTGATTTTTGGACAACCAACTATAATCAAAAATTACAATTAGTTGAACAAATAGGAACGATATTTAATCCTGCATTAGAAATTCAAAGTACTGATAACTTTCTAGACTGGACAAGTCTTAGTGCCGTGTTTCAAGATGGATTGACATTTAGCAGTCGTATTATTCCAGTTGGTACTGGAAATCCCATTGATGTTTTGAGTTGGAAATTCTATATGCCAATATGGATCACTACTGCAAGTAAAGTCAAGAAGATGGGAGTTGTTGAGAAAATTATAGCAAGTATTTTTTCAGGTAATGCATTACAAGATATGCAAAATGATGACATGTTATTGGGCACCAGACAAAAGATAACACCATATGGTTATAAGATTTTGTTATTAGGAAATACCTTACAGATATTACCACAGGCTATTGCATTTGATCCTTCTAATGATAATCTAAATCTACCGGATAATCCTGATACAGATATATACTGGTCCAGTGTATTGAATGTATACGGAACTATTAAACCGGGCATAAGTCAAATTTGGCTGCAAAATCCATATATGACTACTGAAATTGTAGGTACTATTGTACCCAATCCAAACGATGATAGGGTATTGATCTACAACATTGACCCTGATACATTGCCGCAAAATACATTAACTCCAGTTGATGGTGTTATAAATCCTCAAATGACAGGCCCTAATGCAGGATTACCCGGACCAATTAATGGTCGTAGATATTTACTAGTAGAAAATATTGGTGCACCGGGTGATAGTACAGTTTCTTGGGGCACGGTGATTGCTTTTGCTAATGATATCATTGAATACAGCACAGGTACTGGTGAATGGGTTGTCAGCTTTGATAGCACGGTAGCAACACCAACTACATTAGAATATGTAACCAACTTAACAACTAATGTCCAATATCGTTTTATAGATGATATTTGGCAGAAAAGTTTTGAGGGTTGGTACGATCAGGGAAATTATTCAGTGGTCATCTAATACTGTGAAAAATCATAGTATGAGCAACCAGGCAGCGGGAGTTTTCTTTTATAGCAATAAAACAGATCGCTACCTATATCTGTTGCGTACTGATAATAAGAACCCGGGAAACTGGGGAATACCCGGCGGAAAGATAGAAGATGATGAAACTCTATTTGAAGGGATCGCAAGAGAATGTCAAGAGGAACTAGGATCTTTTCCATATAATGCAAAATTAGTTCCACTTCAAAAATTTATCAACCATGCATTCACCTATCATACATTTTTCTGTGAAGTAGACGATGAGTTTGTACCAAAACTAAATGACGAACATTGTGGTTATGCATGGGTGGGTGATAATCAATATCCTAAACCGTTGCATCCGGGATTATTTAACACAGTACATTTTGATGTGGTTCAATCTAAATTAAAGTCACTTACAAAAAAAGAGACCTAAGTCTCTTTTTTTATTTTAATAGTGCTGCCACTGTAGGTAACCCCATAGAGCCGATTACTACACCGGCCCCCATTAGCATCCATCGCCATTTTTCAAGTGCAGAAATTTTACTAGCTAATTCATTGTGTTCTTTGACATCCTGTTCGCGCATAGATTTCAGCATTTTTCTAGTTTCTTCTGCATTAGCTTCAATTGCATCATGTAATGCCCTCAGATTCAGTTTAAGTTCCCCAATTTTATCCTCAAGGTTCTTAACTTGGTACTGAAGTACTGCAATTTCAGTTTCCGGTTGCATTTTAGAGGGCACCATGATTATGCGCTAGCAATAGAAACTATTTCGTAAGGCTGAGCACCAACTGAGTTGGCTGCTGCTGCGGTGTTGAATGTAGCAAATATCGGAGTAGCATTTTGAAATACAATATTACCGGTGGCAACTGGACCAGAAGTAGCAGTAAACAACTCGCCAACGTGATCACTTAAACTTTGAACCGTTTGAGTAGCACTATTAGCATATGTAGCAAGAATCCGCATTGTATTAGGAGTCAATGCGGTATTTGCAAGATTTGCAGTAAAGCACTGTGATGTTAATCCAGTAACTGTGCCTGTAACTAAATATTTTTGCTTACCCTTTTGACGAACAATGAAACCTGCTTCATCATTTGCATAGACAAATGCGGCGCCTGTTGAGGCAACTGCGGCGTTTGCAACTAGTTCAACTACATCTTGTTGTGCATCAGGTGTGCCCGTAGCATTAGACAAATCAACTTCTGCTCCAGCCAATGTTTCTGAAACAGTAAGTGCAGTTGCGTTAGCAATTGCTTTAACAAAATAAACTTGACCAGATACTAGACCACCCAAGTTAGCAGTAAATCTTACTGTACCATTAGCAAACAATGTCTGAGCATTACCGGTAGTACGAATGATGTTACCGGTGTTGTTTGTGTTAGCAACAGCAATTGCTGTGAAGCCACCAACGGTGTTAGCAAAACCTATCGTAGTATAATTTGTACTACCGTTGATGTTTGCGCTAGCAACTTGAATAGCAGAACCTACACTTAATGTGTTTGCCAAATCAGTACCAATACCAGTTACATAAGCGGTATTAGTTGCAGAGTACAATGTACCTGTACCATTAACACCAATAGCAACTTGTGCAAGTACTTGCTTACCGATAATAGCTGTATTACCACCTACTACGCTATATGTATTAGCATTTGTTGCGGGAAAACCAGTTCCACCAACTGGGTTATTGAAATATGCATCAACGACATTAAAAGATGCTTTAACCGTGCCTCCTGATGAATTAGTTAATGTAGCCATCACACGAGGTTGAACACTTAATTGTGTAGTTGAAACGCTGAATGTAGTGTTTGATAAAATAGTATCAACATAATATATTGTGTTGGCTACTAAACCACTAATGCTTGATGCAGGTACAAATGACATACCGTTAGCTACACCTACTGTAGGGGTTGTAGTTAGATTTCCACCTGAAATTGTAACGATACTGCCTGTTGTTGCTGTATTTGTGATTGTTAAGACTGCTTGAGCCTTTGCGATTTTTAGAGGGCGTCCCATTTTGATTTCTCCTATTATGGGTTGCGGGTTCTAGCCGCCGTTAATGAGAACATTACGAAGCACCTTATTATGCTATATCAATATATTTATCTTAAGGAGCTAAAAATCAATAGTTGGGAAGTCCGGATGGGTTATTTCCAACTGGATTAACACCAGAGGTGCCGCTGTTTGGATGCGGCATACCCAATTCTGTAATAGAGAATATAGTGTTAGCTCCTGCTACGGTTAAGAAAGAAACAATGTTACCCTGCCCTACAATAATACTATTATTTACAGTGTTTGCCGGAATGACTTCACTATTTGCAGTTGCCACTGTATAAGGCACACCGTAAGGATTATATCTTGCTGTAGTAGCTGATATTGCTACAGCAGCATTTGCTGTTAGTGTTAAACTAGTGTTATTGGCAATTGATTTAACAATGCCAACTGTGTTTCCAGTAGTATTGCCAATCCAATAACCGATTCCTAATTCTGTTAAAAATAATGTTCCTGAGCCGGTTACTGTATTACTATTAGTAGCACATGTTACAGTTCCACTTAGTGCTACATTAGGGTAACTAGTAGTGTATTGAATAGCTGCATTAGAAGTGGCTATTCTTACTTTATCGGTTGCAATGTTTGCCGAAGCTGCTGGTGTTGCAATGTTTGCTGTATATGCGTATGTTGTCATTTTTATTCCTATATCTTATTTATTGTTAAAGTCTGCCAACTGCAACTTCAATAATGCTTTCGCCACGGTGATAAACGATATTTCGTTGGCAATCACTTGGGGTACCTCAATTTAACGTCTAGGCACGCAGCGATGTAAGCCTGCACCTGAGCCGCGTCACCCTTAACGATCCCATCGAGGTAGTCCGTGGCGTCGGGGTAGGCTGCACGGCGGAGTTCTTGGTACGTGGCAACCGGCGGTGGATCGGCGGGCTCTGGTGTGTTTCCCTCTGCTACCCACGCAAGGTATCGCTGGTAGTCGGAGTTTGCGGGGTCTGTCGGAATGTAAGCCCTGTCAGAGAGCCGGATGACGGCAGTTGTGTTGGTTAGTTTGTACATGATAGCCTTTTAAAATTCTGCGGAAGCGGTGAGTTGCCCGACAAGAGATGATGATGCTGCGCAAACGGTACACAGGGTCAATACGCCGGATGACCCCGACGCTGTCATAGACACCGCCCTAGCAGTGGCGCCACCGTCCATCCATGTGCCGACAGCCCCACTTACTGGGTTGTAGTAGACCACCGTCGGGGTAGTACGCATGGTCACTGGGAACGAACCAGTTATTACCGCTAGCCCACCGGCTGTCGCAATCCCCCCTATAGATCCGGCACTGCCACCCACCGCGCCAGGGGTCAGAGATTGATCGTAGGTTTTGTAGAAGTACCGCTGGCACAGCGACAGCTCCAGCCCGTAAGACCGTTGCTCAAACTTAGTGTTCACGGAACCAATCTCAATTTGTACCTGCGCTATGCCGACCGATATCCCGGCCCCTACCGCGCCGAACGTCAACGAAGGCTGCAGGCCGAACTGCTGCGCCGGTATGGTGTACTGGTACGTTATTTTTCTCCACCCAGTTTCGGCCTCAGATACGTTAGACCCGAGGTTGATGTACGAGGTGTAGTTGTCAGTGGCAGTTGGGTACACAAGGTCCATGGTGACCGTGCGCGAATCACTGGAGTAGACCCACGCCGATACCGTCACAATCTGTCCGCTCATGTCGTACATATTTAACGACTCAATGCGCTGTGCGAGGGAAATCACGGTGTTCCCCGCAGACCCGTTGTAGAGTAGCGAGTACAGAGACTGTGCATTTGGGACATTGGTGGACTGCGTTGCTACGGCAGGCACAGTTCCGGTGGTAACTAGGAACCATCGGTCTGCTAAAAATGATCCGTTTGCGGGGTTGGTTATAAACGTTCCACGCCCCCACACCATCATGTTCCCGTTGATGATCCGATTGCGTAGGCCAGCAAGCTGTCCGCTGTTGATAGCCTTGAGGTCTCTGATGCCAGTAGCGTAGGTATCAGAAAACGTGAGGCTGTCCACTGTTACATTACCGTTGAAATCGTGAGTAGTTGCTATATAGGTGATCACATTGGCTGCGCTATCAGCTAATGCATAGTCTTGAACTAATATTCTAGGCCCCGCTGTAGGATAACCTAACATTACTGCATTTACATTACCTGTATACAATGGTTCCAGACCTGTTGTCAGCCTGAGAATATCTGTATAAGTTCCTGACACAAATGCCAATCCGGCTGCTTTGCTGCCGTAACTAGTACCAAGCGCCATTGATATATTACTATTTCCTATATTAGTAAAAGTTGATGAACCCAACGAAAGTACTTTTAAGCCATCATTCATTGAAGTTATCGTATTAGTACCGTCATAGTCAGCAAACATATTAGCAGCAAGGCCTGCCGCATTAGCATACCTACCTAACATTCTACCAGATAAGATTGATCCATCTGTAGCATATTGAACAGGTGTTCCAGTATTGATATTTACATTACCATTACCATTATTGTTATTGATATTTACATTACCGTTGAAAGAGTGAGTATTTGCTATATAGGTAATCACATTGGGCGCACTATCAAGTAATGCATAGTCTTGAACTAATATTCTAGGGCCCACTGTAGGGTAACCCAACATTACTGCATTTACATTACCTAGATACAATGGTGTGCCATTTATTGCTATTGCAAGAACATCATCTGCAGTTCCTGACACAAATGCCAATCCGGCTGCTTTACTGCCATAATTAGTACCAAGCGCCATTGATATATTACTATTTCCTATACCAGAATCAAGTTGTCGACCCAATTGGCCCGCCCTTAATGCATCAGTAGATGTTATAGAATTGGTTCCGTTATAATCAGCAAAATAAGAATTAATATTACCCGTACGATTAGCATACCTACCTAATAGCCTACCAGATATGATTGATCCATCTGTATTATATTGTACCGGTGTTCCAGTATTGATATTTACATTACCAGTAACACTTGAACTTGTTAATGTGCCGGTACTTGTAATATTTGGTTGTGCCGCAGTTGTTACTGTTCCTGCTGTAGTTGCATTACCGATGAATGTTGTTGCTGAAACATTACCTGCTGTTATATTACCAGTAACACTTAAACTTGTCAATGTACCAACACTTGTTATATTACCTTGTGCCGCAGTTGTTACTGTACCTGCTGTAGTTGCAGCACCAGTTAAGGCACCGGTGAATGTTGTTGCTGCAACATTACCTGCTGTTATATTACCGGAAACACTTAAACCTGTCAATGTACCAACACTTGTGATATTACCTTGTGCCGCAGTTGTTACTGTACCTGCTGTAGTTGCATTACCTGTTAATGCACCGGTGAATGTTGTTGCTGCAACATTACCTGCTGTTATATTACCGGAAACAGATGCGGTACCGGTAACACTTAATGTATGAGTTGGGGCAATATTGGCAATACCCACGTTGCCGCCGGATAGGATGGTCATCCGTGTGGTGTTCGTACTATTGCGGAAATGGATTTCGTTGGGGGCGGTAGCGTGAGCCTCACCGAATGCAATTATCGCACCGCCAAGTCCGACACTTGATCCACCTGAAATACCCAAGTAGCCATCTGCGCCGTTTTGTACAACTCCTTGACTTATGCCAAGTATTAGTTTGCCAGCCAAGTAATTATCCGCAGTCCCCGACATGTACAGGTTGTACCTGCCAGTGGCAGCGGCGATAATCCCGTGGAACCCGTAGTTATTAGTGGCACCAGTAAGCGTAGAATCCGCAAGGAAACCTGTTTGGTAGGTAACCGCAGACCCGGCACCCATGGTACTTATGCCGCCTGCTATGTAGTGATAGAGGCTCGGTATCGTAAATGCCGCTGCAACAGTGGATGGGTATGAGTAATATCCGATGTAGTTGTTGATGACATCACTTTGAATTTGCCCGTTATTCTGAACTCCGATTGAAGTCACGCTTCCGGTAACATTTTTCCCTACAGTCAACGACCGGCCAGCACTCGGCGCAACCCCGATACCAAGGTTCTGACTTGCATCAAGGGTCATTGCTGGTGAGCTACTCGTTTTCCACACATGGTATGAAGCATCGGTGGACTTGTACACATACCCACTTTGTGCTGCGTTGGTAGACACCTCTTGTACATAGCCGGCGTTATTTACTTCCCAGCGAATTTGTGATGTGCTTGTTCCTCCGTTAACGCTTAATTTAGCAGTACTAGATGAAGTGCCTATTCCCACGTTACCGCTAGTAGTACTAAGGAATGCGCTACCAGTAACCGTTAAAGTTGTCAATGAACCGGTACTTGTAATATTTGGTTGTGCCGCAGTTGTTACCGTACCTGCTGTAGTTGCACTACCTGATATAGTAGCAACAAGTTGTCCAGATATAGAAACAGAGGTTGTATTGGCACTAATTGTTTGTGCGCCTATATAGATCGTACTATTAGCCAAATACAAATCATTAAATCTATTTGTATTATTACCCAAATTATATGTTATGTTTGCATTAGGTGTAATATTACCCGCAACAACAAGACCAGTTAATATTCCAACACTTGTGATATTACCCTGTGCCGCAGTTGTTACTGTACCTGTTAAGTATGTCGCACTTAATAAATTACCACCTGTAATATTGCCTAAACTCGTCAATACAATTGTTCCATTGCCAAATACTGCATTAGCAGTTACATTACCAACTGTTAATCCAGTTAATATTCCAACACTTGTGATATTACCCTGTGCCGCAGTTGTTACTGTACCGGCAGTTGTTGCACTGCCTGCAGTTGCTACTGATAAATTAGCTACTGGTGTTGTACTTGTTACGGTTAACGGTGCCGTACCGGTTGCAATATTGGAAATTAATACAGGAGCAGTAATTAGTGATGTTGCATTTATGTTTTGAGTACTAATATTACCTGAAAAAACTGTTAAGGTTGCGGTAGATTTATCAAATGTAAATCCTGCAACACCGTTTGAGGTGCCTTGGTCATTAAATTGTACTGATCTATTTGAACCACCTGCGACGGCGCCGCCGCTACCGCTACCTAGTACTGCTGTTGCAGTACCTGTATTCGCTGTATACGACAATAATCCAGCACCATTGGCTGTGGTTGATAAACCAGTATCAGTGTACAATACTACATTACCTGAACCAACTACACTACTATTAGCACTAAAATTTGCATCAACTTTAACATAAAATGTTTGACTATTGATATTTGCACTTGCGCTACTATTAGAAATATTTGCGCCAGATATAGTAATTGATTGGCTGTTGATATATGGAGTAGTGTTTGCAACTGTCATTGTAACAATATTACCAGTTACATTATTAGTCAATCCTATTATAGTAGTTCTTAAAGAATTCTTAGGTGTCCAGGATAAATTACCTAAGCCGTCTGTTTCTAGCACATACCCAATGGCTCCGCCTGTCATTGAAATGTTTGATACACTTCCTAATTGTAGTTTAGTTCCGCCAAATTGACTAGCATTACCTGAATAATTTTCCCAAGTATCAGTACTTGACACATAAGTTAATATTTGTCCATTTTGAGCAGCAGAAATATTAAAGTTTCCTCCGTCTGAGCCGGTAATCTGACTGAAATTTATATTTGAATAAGAAGTTAGTACTTCAATATTTTCATCTGCATAAACATTTCCAGTTTTGCCTATGAAAAGACGATTTGTGTCGGTTGCCCAACCAAATTCGCCGTTATCTAGCTGAGGTAGATCAACTAGATTTCCTGCTCGTTGTGTTATCTTTGAGATTTGTACTATGGCCATAAGTGTAATTCTTCACGTTTACACTTATTTATCATAATAATTACTTAATCGCTAAAGGAATTTTGTGTAGTATTGTTCTACTCGTTTGAACCACACGTCACTATACTTGTCAAATTCATTACCTTCAATGATGAATTCCTGATAAACATTGTCTTTGGTACACATAAAGATAACACCTTTGCGTATTTTAGTACCATGAACTTCATGTAGTATTGTTCTACCCGCTTAAACCACATGTCACTATATTTGTCAAATTCATTACCTTCTACTTGGTTGTTTTAGAAGACCAGTAATCTCGTTTTTTATTTCGGCGTAATTCTTTTAATTCTGCTGCTTTTTCAGGACCGTAGATTTCTTCATATGTCATTCCCTTTTTGCCTGAAGGTATACCTTTATTATGAGAAGGACCTAATTTTTTTCCTTTGTTCCATCCTTCTTGGACTCCTGTTTTACCTTTATTCCAGGGAATTCTGCCCTTAGGCGGGCCCATATTTATTTTTTGTTCAGGTGTTAATGTTTTGCCCTTATTCCATGCCTCTTGTAACCCAGTTAAACCTTTGTTCCATGCTACAATTTTCCCCTCATTGATACCTTTTATTCTTGCTTGAGACATGCTTTGTTTTCTTTCGTCAGAATACGGTCCGTATACTGCACCAGACGTTCCCTCGCCACCGTCTGTTAGATTACGGAGTATGCCTGTTCCTAAATCTTTTCTCCCATACCAAGCTATCATTCGTCGTTCAATTGCGAATGCACCTATCTCAGTGAGATTACTCTCTAATATTATTATTTTTTCAGGATCCTTAGGCACAGCGATATTTTTGTGAGGGGTCCACGCTCTACCTAATTTACCCTTTCCTATGTAATAAGGAGTATTGCCATACTTACGGATATATGCGTAAACATAGAATCCGCAAGGCGGATAGAGTTTTGAATAAATATTCATGCTGATTGCTCCTTGTAGCATTAGAGTGAGTGGGGATTGCAGTCCCGCGACTCACACTTATTTATCAAAATTACACAAATTTATTATAGTATTCCTCTGCTCTGTACCACATTTTAGTTACATACTGGTCCCATTCAGCCCCTTCAATTATGAATTCTTGATACACGTTGTCTTTGGTACACATAAAGATAACACCTTTGCGTATTTTAGTACCATGAACTTCATTATGTGCGGTTCCATAAAATACTAGTTGTAAAAAGTAATCATCAATCCACTCTCGTTTTTTTAGCTTATTTGTTTGCTTGAAGTCCATAATTGCATCTGATCCACTATGAACTCCACACAAGTCAGTAGTACCTGCATATATCTTAGGATAGTGAAGTGGAACTTCTGTTCCCCAGTATTCATTACAGTTTATCAGTCCCTGCTCAATAATTTGCTTTGCCATACTATGGCTTTGTATGCTGTATGGATTTGATCCAGATGCAGTAACTATGCCAGTCTTAATATAATCCTCTAAGAATTTATGCATTCTTGTTCCGCGACTTGCAGCTTCAGTGGTAATTTCTTGTGCTTTTTGAACTCCAACGGACCTTCGCCAATTTTGTAATGCTTGTTTACTTTCTTCTGATTTGGTTGCTTCTAGTATTGTAGTAACACTTGGCAGCTTCTCGCCATCTGGTGTGGCATATCGGCGACCTTCAGAGGTATCAGTTCTTTTAATTGGTTCGTATTTATATTTGTTTGGATTATACATAATTATAGTCAATTATAGTCAATTATATTCCAAGTATCAACTGATTTGGTTAGATCCTAAAACTTTCTCCACATCCGCATTTATCACGAACATTTGGATTTAAAAATTCAAACCCTTCATTAAGTCCATTGCGGACATAATCTATTGTCATCCCTTGAAGATAGGCACAACTTTTTGGATCAACATATAAAGCGCACCCGTCACAATCAATTTTCAAATCTTCATTGAGTGGGATATCAACATATTCTAGTACATAGGCCAAACCAGAACAGCCTGTCGTTTTGACACCTATTCTGATTCCTAATCCCTTACCCCTTTTAGCAAGAGTTTGTTTTACTTTGTTGGTTGCTTTATCGGTAACAGTTATCATTGTGTTGGCATCGCATTTTGAGCCATTTGACCAACCACTTGTTGACTTTGAGTTTGATCCGGGGGTGCTTGTGTATCATCATGTCCTTTGAAGATAATTTTATCACCTTGAATATTTTTAATAACAGTATTTAATGGCGGGTTCTTAATCATATCATACAAGTCAGTTACATCTAAAACAATATCCCCGTTATCTTGTAGATAATCTAAAAACTCTTCCGTTGTATAGCTACTAGGATCAATCGCACCGCGCTCAACATCAGATTTAAGCTGATTAACAAGAACGATGAGTGTAGTACTTAACGGGTCTCCACCATCAAGTTCAAATAGAAACATATTATCTCTTTGCTCTACCTACCCCACCCGATGGAGGCATTTCTGGTTCTTCAGTTGGGGGAGGAATCGCAGATGCTTCATCACCCATATCTGCGTCCATACCAGCATCTAATCCTGCGTCCATACCAGCATCTGCCCCTAAATCAGCACCGGCATCAAACGCTGCATCTACGGTTTGACCAGTTAGACTATTCAATGCATTCTTCAATGCACTTGAAGATTCTTTTAATGAGGCAGACAGTGAATCTAATTGTGCTGAAACTGCATCATTATATGCTTGACTTTCGTTTACGCCAATTTCGCTTTCAATACTGGATACTAATGCAGGCAATTCTTTAACTTGCATTTGCCCAACATCTTCAAGCATTTTTTGTATTTGGTCTACCATGTCTTGTGCTGCGAGTACAACTTGTGACTTTTCAACTTCTTCGTTCTCAACCATGATTCTTGCTCGCGGTTGTGAGCGTAATTCAGTATAATGATCTGCAAGTGCTTGCTCCATGAATACCAGTTTCATATATGAACTTGATGATTGGATATTGTGATAGTCAGGAGTTTGTTTTGATTCATTCATCAATCCGCGAACTTTTGCAAGCATGGTTCGTGTAGATGACATTGACATGCTATCTACATTGAAAGGCATTTCATATTGTTCTGTTAATACTCTAGTAGAGTACGCACGGCGATTGTTGTTTAGTTCGGTTAGTTTCATATTTGTTTTCCAAAGAAATATATAATATATTTATCTTTTCTTTATTTAATGTGTGGATTTGTTCAACCGTTTATTTTGCCAAATTCTAGAACTAGTCACATATCCAGCTAATTCTTCAGTAATGTGCTTTCGTTCCATCTTTTCCTCTCCCATTTTAGCAAGATAAATTAATTTTTCTTCTAAATTTTTAGCCCTTTTCGCCAGATGTTGATGTATTTGAATCTCGCTATCTACACTGGCTAAGTTGTTATCTAGGGTCAATATACGATTGGATTCATATAAGCTGTTTTGTTGATCAAATGTACACCAGGCCACGGCATTCTTTAATATATTGAAGGATTTGTTTCCTGCTATACTATCTTTTATTACTATAAAACAATCGTTATTTTTTCTAATTGTATATTTGTTAAACAGAAAATAAGAACCATCTGGTCCTTGCATTATGGATAGTTCACTTAACTTATTCAAATCCATTTTGGATACTGTTTTTTCTAATTTGTGTAAAAGTTTATCACTAATCATTTTTTAATACTTTAAAATATATATTTCTTAGTTCATCGCTTGAGTCTAAGAATGCAGGAAGTTGTTTCCATTCTGTGTGACATTTGATCATAGGAACCTGATCGCAATCACGATACAATGATCCTAATTCATTTACCCCGTCATAAAACACACTGGGGTGTTGAACTGTAAAATCAAATGACCAGCAGGGATAAGATTCGTTTTCTAATTGTTCAAACAAAAATCCAAACTCAGTGAACTCATTAAATCTTATATCAATTCTTTCAGGAAAACGAACTACTTCGGGCTGGCTACGCAATGATATTGCTTGTTGTATGGTATCAAAATTGCATTGAGTATTGCGTTTATGCATCCATTCTTTTACATCTTGATCCTGTACAGGCCGATGCCGATTGAGTACTTTCGTCTGTGTGATATCAAATAAGGTATAGCAACGGAAGGTGTAACTCATACTACTATTTAACAGCCGTAAAAAAACCCTAGAAATTCCAGGGTTCTTTTATACAGATATTGATTAACCTGTGAATGTAGCTGTAGCTGTTGTTACAGTGGTATTAGCTGCACCGCCTGCAGTCAATGCAGCAACGACCGCTGCGTTCAATGTAGTAGTTGTCCATGCAGCGACTGGATAAACAGCCATTGCCAATGTGTCAGGACCTGCAGTTGTAAACTCATATATATAAACTGTAGCTAACTGTTGTGTAGCTTGGATGATCAAGCTAACTTGAGTACCAGTCAATGCACTTGATCCACTAGCTGTAACTGTGAAGAAGTCTAGCTTAGGACCTTGTGGTTGAACGGTGTTAGCTGTGCTAACTGCGTTTGCACCACTGTTTGTGTATGCAGGTGAATCAAAGTTGATTACCGGTAGCAAGTCGCCATTTGTTTTTGTAAATTGTGCCATTTTTTAAATCCTTAAATGTTTTGAAGCCTGTTGCTTCATAAGAATTATTTATCATTTATTACAAAAAAGTAGGTTTTGGGTTGTTATTTTGGATTGTTATTGTTGACTGGCCATAGCCTGTTGAACTCTTTGGCTTCGGTATTTCATTTCATTCAATTTCACGGCTTTTTCTTTAATGATTTAGCAAATCTTTGCTGATCCTTGCTTTTAATCGCACTCAATAGCTTTCGCTCTAATATCTGTGCTTGCTCTTCTGGATAGTGCTTACTAATTAACTCAAGTAAATTAATTGCACTGGTTATGATATTATGGGCTCTACTCTCAATAATGTGACTAGTATCACGATTATTTCCTAGTGCTTCTAATTCCTGCAGCAGGGATCGGGTTTGTTTTTGCATATAATTATCTTATTTGTATTTATGCGATTATCAAATAATTATTTCTTTAGAGAGTTCAATAAAGATTTTAACTTAGCTCCCTGTGCATCAGCATGTACGGTCCTAGTCAATGGTGCAATTGTTATTTCACCTGTGGCTTGATCAACGCTATAGCCAGAGACAGTAGATTGTGGTTTTAATGTACTCATAATGTCATTTGCACTAGATTTTGGAGCATAACTATCCTCACCCTCACCTCCTGAATCACTAATACGCATGGTTTCAACATCGTATTCTAAATCAATCTTCATTCCTACACCCGTTGAACTGCGGGATTTCATACACTGGATCTGATACTTTCCGCGTTCACGCATACTGCGACTTGTGAAAATACCAAACACATTATCTGCTGTGTTAATCTTACTGATACCACCTGCAATATGACTGTGGTCAAATTCTTGTTCGTCAACAGCACTACGATTCAACTGACTTGCAGTAACTAACAAGACACCAAGTTCCTTTGCTAGATTACGCAATTCTTCCGCAACATACTTGTCTTTAATAAACTGGTCATTTGGATTAACTTTGACAGATACTGGCATAACCAAGTCAAGATAATCAACCATAACAAAGTCAATCTTAATTGCGGTTTGAATCTGCACCTCTTTCAAATAAGCACGAATGTCATTGACATTACTTTGGGCAGGAAAATTCTTAACCTGATACTTACCAGATTTTTTGCCTGCCATTTTAACTCTAAGTTCTGTGGTATCAATGTCTTTGCGAATCGCCTTTGTACCCATCATAGTCAACATAGCATCTGTACGCAATGAAGTTAATTCTTCACTCAATTCTAGTGTGATGTATACCCCACTCATACCAGCTTGAATCCAACTTAATGCAATATTCATCATCACCAAACTTTTACCTGAACCACTGCCGCCTGCAAAAATATTCAATTCGCCTCTGCTCATTCCACCATACAGAATACGATCCATCTGTGGCCAACCAGTAGATACTTGTCCACCTGAATTAAAATACTTATTAATACGACCTTTTGGATCAGCAAAGTAATCCGTACCCATGTCTTTCTGTAAACTAATCTGTACCGCATCTTTGATTAGTTTCTCAACTGGTTCAAACTCACCCTTCTCTAACAAGTCTGCTGCTTTAAGAATCGCTCGTTCTAGTTCTTGCCGTTTGGTAAATGATTCAAACTCATCAAAGAACCATTCAAAATGCCCATCATTTAATTCTGGAATAGGATCAATATCTATACCAGTTGTTGCTTTAATCTGTGTTGTATCCGGTAATACTCTATATTTGTCTGTATGTGATTTAAACAACTCAGCCACCGGGCGTAGAGAACGCTCAAAGTTCTCACTGTTCATAATATTCATAACACGGGTATACAATTCCGCGTTGGTTATCATCATCCTCAGAAATAGTTTCTGAACATCGGCTGTATATTCCAACTGCTTTTTAGTTTCCTGCTTTGACAATTTTCTTCCTTCTCATTTCTATTTTGATTTTACTATTAGTTGCACTCTGTAGTATACTTAATAGTGTAGGTAGCTTACCATATTTAACGACTGCATCATTTACATCTTTAACATCACTATCCCAATCAGGTAAGCTAACACTATAACCCAATTCTAGTGCTTTATCACATAATGTTAGTCCTGTCTTATCTCTATCTGGAACTAGTATAATTTGTTTGTTTAAGGTACTTAACAACAATGATTGATCGCTACTTATATCATCATGCATTAATGCTACCCCATCAATACTTAATGCATCAAATATACCCTCTGTTACTAGACATACTTGCCATTCTGGTTTCTGCATGTCAATATTAAACACATACCCCGGTTGTTGTTCATTGATATACTTGGGAATTTTGTTATCTAGAAATCTGCTAGTATGTCCTACAATCTTATTCTTATAAGTGTAAGGGACTACTACCCTATTTGCCATCCTACCTATTTCATTTGGGGTAATTAAGAAAGGATAATCATTACTATCTATCTTCCTACTTTGCAGATATTCTACATATACTTTGTGCAATGGGTTATTACTATCTACAATCTCACCTTCAGGGAGTATGTGATCATTAAACTTGATTTTTATCTGTTGTTTCTTGTGTTGAGTAAAGTCTATCAAGTCCTTTTGTTGTAAACTTTCTAAACTCCATCGCTTGACTTGTTGATCATCAACGCCACACCAAACTAATAGATTGCGAGTTTTAGTACTTATTGAACGGCCTAATACAAAGTTACATTTGAACCCGCAATTAAAACAATGCATCGTCCAGTTAGCACCATCAAACTTGATACCACCGCGCATTCTTTTATCTTGACTGTGACCAAAGTGGGTACAGCAGATAGCATTAAAACTGGTCCAGCCCGAGCTTGTTTGTTTCTTTTTGCCAGGTAATATAGACAGGATATCAAACATCTATTGAGTGTAACACAATAGAAATGTTAAAGCAAATTATCTGGTCAATATATTAGTTACAGCACCTGCATTGCTGGTAAATTGCATTCGGATATAAGGATGGAATCCTTGAATGACATATCCAACCGTTTGTGTAACATTAGATACTTCTTGAGTAGTTACAATGTTATACCAGTTGTTATCTACGATACTGCTACCTTGAATGGTTGTATTGCCGTAAAATTCAATATATTCAGTTTGTATGGTCAATATTGGATTATTGCTGGTACTTAGTACACTTGTAGTATAGGTTAGACTACTTCCATTGCTGTTTGGTGTATTTGGGAATTGTTGACCAGTTGGAATTGTAATAAAATATGATGGGACAAAGTTAGGTAATACACTATTAACAATATTCATTACACCACGGGCGCCGGCGTTTTGATCTACAAATACAGGGAAGTCAAATTCATTGACTGGAATTTCCAAAGTGTAATAGCATTTCTGAGCCTCAATCCCTTCAAGATCCGCAGCATTTAAGAATAACGCACAGATACCCGTAGCAGCAAATTGTAATGTCAATGCTTTTTGCAATAGAATTTCATTACCCATATAATTTAATATACGGCAAGTTATGCTTTTTCCGGTAATGTCAATGGGCCGCTGCTCTTGATTTATGAACTGGAACTGGATCTGATTATCCACACCCTTATGTAGGGTTAGGGGTTTGGCGTATTGTGGCATATATCTCCTCGGTGAATAGCCTGACAATAGTACAACAATGTTGCGCTGAAGGTAATAAAATACTGATGTTGAATACACAAATGTAGGCTCCTATCACATATTTAGTCTATTATATTAATTTGAATATCTTTGGTTACCCGATAAATAAACTGTTAACTAAAACAATGATACAAAACGAATTCTTCAGGAAACTTACAGAACTACACCCGTTCATCACCGTTTGCTCCTATGCCAGTCAGGATTATGTTGGAATCGTTCAAAATCGTGATGACATGGTTACCACTATATACGATTACGGTGCTATTGCAGACAGTAGTATAAAAGAAAAGTTCCTAGAACTAGGAGAAATTTGGTGGTGGGAATCAAATCGTCTTATCCCAATTAATTTGTTCTTAAAGGATGATTGGGCCATTTTTAAACCATATCTAAGAACATTCAATAATAAGAGTTTAATCGTAGTTCACGGTCCAATTTGTAGTATGAGTGATTTAGGTAAGCGCCGCTCAAAAAGAAGATCCATAACACTAGTTAAGCGACTGTCCTAAGAGGTTTATATGTACCACAACCAGTTGACTGTAAGCTAGGCTATGACTTTTTTTGAACACATACCCATCTGTACCCTTATCCCACACTGTTTTACTAATCTCACTCCAAGTTTTCCCGATTAAATGCTTTTTGCCAGGACGAATAACTGCTAGAAACATTGCTAATCTTGGGATACTGTCTATGGGTTCTGGCATCTTCACTAAGTTGTAATACTGATTATTCAAGTGAATTAGTTTCTCAACAAAAGATTTATCCTTAAGTTTACTCCAATCGGGGTCAACCATTAATTCATTGAGATGTTGTTCATCTTTGACATTCTCATAGACATGAACATTCAATAAGTCTAGTTTAAAGTATCCGCGCTTTTCTGCTACTGTATAATCAATACTAGCTATGTCATTGATAGGGTCATAGGGAATAGGGGTAACATATACACCAGTTGCATGTTTGCGAATTGGATTAACATTACGCATTGCCGCGCTTGTATGCTTAATCAGTTCAAGCAATTTATTTCTTGAACCAAAGTCAATGTCAATGTCACTATCTATTCTCATCCTCTGAAACCAGGTAAATCATCCCAGTCACCGTTCCAATCAGGAGGTAACCATGGATTGCTAAAGTCACAATCATACGGTCCTTCTACAGTTAATCTAAATGCATTTGCAAATCTTTTTGCATCTTTTTTTAATTTAAAACTAAACTCTGCACTATCTTTACCGTTATCGTCACAATCTTCAATTGAAATAGGAGATATTTCCTTGTCAACCAACCAAGAGATTAACTTAAAATCATCTCCGAGTTTACGAAAGTCACTATATTCTTTTTCTGTTTCAAATGTATACTTTACAATATATGCTTTCATCGCGGTTGAACCAATCCTGCTTTCATTAATTTCATGTATGCATCCTGAACCACAATTGCTTGATGTTCAGCATCTTCTACTGCCTTGTGTGTGGTTGAAGTTTTATATTTTTTGTCTCTAAGACTAACACCGGTGATATCAAACAATGTTCGTGTATCTCTGACATCCCCGTAAGACCACGGTGATCTTAAACCAAGTTGTCGCCAAGCATGTTCCATAACCACAATGTCAAATGGTGCTCCATGACTCCATGGCTTACCATGATTCCAACAAAAGTCATACAGTTGTTTCATTGCATCACTAAATGATACACGACCTTGATCACCCATAGCTTCTTCAATAGCTTCTGGACTTTGTTTACCCCACCATTCTAAAGTGGCATCATTGATACTACGATTGTAAATCTCTGTTTGATCTTCAATCGTAGGTCTAATTTCAATCTTGCTAATAATGCCCTGACCGCGAGGGTCAAACAATACTGCACCAATCGTAAGAATCACACAATCTGGTGTCGTGTTCAAACTTTCAATATCTATCATAATATCCATTTTATTTCCTCATTTCTTTAGTATATGCCATATGTATTTTTGTTCAAGGCGCTTAGTAAAAACTTCAACATCGGTTGTGTTATCAAATATAGCACCTAGTATTTGTGTCTCGTCAAACACCCTACCAACACGCTCAAGATATTCTGTTAGTGTGTCATATCTCAATGTAACCAATAATATTGAACTTAACCACATTACATTCCCATCACTTAATATAATTCCAACTGTAGATGATTTAACATTGTCTAACATCATATTAAGCAACAGATGTACTTTGGGGCCATAAACACTTAAACCAGTGATATGTTTATTCCAAGTTACTGCATACTTATTGCCTACAACTCGCACATCACACAGATCGGTCATTACATATACCACATTTCATACATTGTTATAAACTTAGCATCCCACAACTCTATTATAACACATCCGCTAGCTAAGGAGAAGTCCCAACCATGGTGTCTTTCACCGAAATTTCTTCTCATCCATTTTACTAGGCTAACTGGATCTTCTTTATGATAACTACAATCTCTTTGGTAGATTGTTTTGCTACCTGATGTTGTTTTACTGTCACGGCAAAGTTTACTACTGGTATAATTTTGAATCGGGGCATAATTTCCGCTATATATGATTTTTGCCATAGTTTTACCACCTCAATCTGGCTAAAATGTAATCTCGTTCATATCTAAATTTAATTTTAAATAGCCAACAAATCTCATTATGCATCCAAGCATACACACAATGCCTCTCTGATTTTTGTATGTTTGCTATTATCCAATCTATTATCTCTATGCGCTGTTCAGCTAGGTCATACATATTAAGTTTAATAACTAGTTCATGCCATCCTGGCTTAATATTTTCCCAGTCTATATTCTTCATTGAAACCTCAATAAGAATATCAAGTATTTTTGTTCGTCCACTATCGTGTAACCATCAGTGATGTTACCGTTGACTAAGATCATCTTTAGTCCATACTTATTTTCAATATAAGTTTCAAAATCATGGTCATAATAATTTGTCTTATCTTCTTCCATGAATTCTACTCTTGCTTGTTTAAGTAGCTTCCAATACTTCCAACGATTCTTTCTGAAATCTATATCAGGATCATCGTGATCATAATCTTGGAATGACTTTGATATATTGGTCATGACCATCTCAATGCTGCTATTGTAGCATATTTGGCATGCTTTTGTCTAATCTTTATGGTTAATCGGTTCTCGGTAGCATCCCGATCGGCTAGACCCCAGTCCCAATCCCATCCTTGTTTTCCAATATGTTTTTCCATCCAGGGCCTATAATGAACGTTTGGATCTGCTGACAACCACTGCTCGTCCGTTTTATATTGATCAATGAATTCTTTAATTATTGGACCATCAGGCCACGCAACATTGATAACAACACCGGGAACAAATCTCCACCAGAGTTTTTCGTTGATGGTTAGTCCACAGGGTATCCAATGTGAATATTTTTCCTTCCAAAAGAAAATACCTTTGATGTTATACTTGCTCATGTCCACCTCAACTTAAACCAAATAGCATCTTGCTCATCACTAAAAAAGTAATCAATCTGATAAAGATCATAGTGATTGTACCCATCCTGATGTAGATCATTGGTAACATAACTTGGGGAATGTTTTTTGGCCCAAGCTAATGCTTCCCAAGTCAAATCGTACGGCAATGTAACATACTTCATTCCCATCGTAGTAAAAACAAAGTTAAATCTTCATCACGAGTTAATACTATCTCGCTAATTTTACTATTATCTAACCAACGATTGCTACTAGTTTCATCATCATAGCCTGAGTTGCCAAAATTCTTCTTACACCATTTCTTTACTTCTTTGGTGTCAACATCTTCTTGTCCCTTCCAAGAGATAGTATGTATATTAATTTTGCTGCCAAAATAGCGTTCTGTTCTGTGTACGAATTTGCTCATGTGAATTTTAATGCTATCATCACAGCATCCCTTTCATTGTTGGTTGCTACGAATACTTGGTCTTGTTCGTGCCGCATATCATTAATATGAAACTTTCCATCCCATCGATCTCTATACCCGCGGGCAAAGTAATATACTGCACAGTTATTTAACGCTCGGTTAGGATACATGTACTGCCGAAAGTCTTTACTCGGGTTCCAACCAAATGGGTCAGAAGAATTAAATATCTCAGTGGAGACTGGAAGTATGTATTTGAAATTCATAAACATATTTTCAATCGTGCCGGCACCATGTACAACTGTTTCTTCGTACCACTTGCGATGATCGCGGGTTTGTTTGTCTAGCCCAGTACGCCAAGTTAGATACTTGTCTACAATGTAGTCAATTATTTGCATAACGCCAGTAACATTTTATATTTGTCATATGCATCAGCCACTGCAGGATACTTTGCACGAATTTGTCGTTCTTCCTGCTGCTCTCTACTATCTTCCTCTGCACGATTATCCAGACGAACCATAAGCTGAAATGCTCTTACGGGGAGTTCAATCTCTACTCTATCTCTGGAATCAGTGTAATCTAATGCTCCAAGTGAGGCATGGGGGCTGTTGCGATAATACTGATAATGTATCCTGGCATTATATCGTCTTGTAAAATCTTCAACCATTATATTATTCATAGCCACCTCAACATGAACCAATTACGATCTGCTTCATTACGGAACCAATATTTACGATCACTGCCTATCCAACAACTATTAGGGGTTGACCAATCACTATCCCCAAATGTCATTGTTATCCAATCTGCCATTGCATACCACTCAACAGCAGAAAAGTACATTGGTTTAACCCAATAAGGATATTTAGGGTAAGCGTCAGCATAACCAGTTTCAAGGTGTTTCATGTTATCAGTTTCAATGCAATTAGCCCATCTTGCTGTACTCATGGCGCGTTTCTTTATCATAACCATCTCAACGCAAAATATATTGCATTCCTCTCATCATAAAAATAAAAATCCATATAATGTACAGAACAATTAGTGTGAAAATTTTCTCCTTGCACTCCTAAATTTTCTACTGCCCAAGCATAAGGGTCATTCCAACCTGGGCCGCCTGTAATTGCCGTCCATGGCATGCGAACTCTAGTACCCAGCTTCGCTGAGGGTGTCTTTAACTCGTTTAGTAAGGTCTGCATCTCGTTTGAACTTTATTGCCCATTGTTCTGGGTTGATATAATCAATGATTAGTTTAACATGTCCTTCATTTAATGTATCTAGAAAATGGGTACCACTGTTACTTTGATACAACAACCATGGACTTATCTTACCTGCGGTGATAGCATAACATATTTTATTTACATTCCCGTATCTTAAAATATCTTGTGGTTGTATACCTGCATCTTCTGCTAAGTTAATACAATTTCCCACGCTACGATGTATAGCATCAAATGCGTCCTCGTATCGCAAATATTCAACAAGATATTTAGTGTATGTACTATCACTGCACCAGTTGTCAATCTTAGTTTGATTCTTCAATAACCAATCAATAAATCTGGGAATGTTAATTGCATTGATACTGACACAATAGTTACCAAACTTAACAAACGCAATGTAGTATGGGTTCTTAATAAAATCTTCGTGTGCTAGATTTTTTCGTTTTGATGTATTCTTTTTATAAAAATCTAACCAGCATTGGAATGCAATTCTATTGCCATGATTGTCTTTGTCTAACCATCTGCGTTTCGTTTCACATACATGTCTAAGCGTGGTTGATTCTTTGAGGAATTCTCTTTTGCAAAACTCGCAACCATACTTCACCGGCTTATCAATTGCCGAGGTCTCGTTCATATTGCTTAAGTTGCTGATCAGTGATAGTTTCATTTAAAACCTCAATATCTGTTAATTTCATATTAGGAAACAATTCTGCTAATTTAAGTTTGCGCTTTTGACCAGATACAAACGCTTCACTTACCGCGTCAATGTCATCACTATCCGCTCTAGGATATATTTTATTGTAATACTCTTTGATATCTTTTAGTTTAGCCGGTGCTTGTAATTTACTTACCTTAGGACTAATGTTGGGTATCCACTGATGAAATTGTTTACCTACTCCCGGACTACTTGCACACATCATTAACCATTGTAATTTTGGGTGCTTCTGCACATTCTCATTAAACAAATACTTATTCGCATACTCGGCTGTACTCATTACATAATATCTGCTCAATGCTTCATTGCCCTTAATTGCACTTAGCCATTGAATCATTGTGAACGGGACAAACTTCTTTTGTTGTTCAGGTGATAGCCTGTCAAAGAAATCATAATCCTTTTTATCTAATGCGGCAAGGACCTCAAACAAGTTTAAATCTTGTTTATCAAATTTTTCATCAGTTGGTGTTGCTGCTTTTTTGGTTGCCATAATTAAAAGGCTTGGTTATAGTCCACAATCTCGCAATTACGACTAATCTCTTTTACAAAATAAACACATTCGGGTTTAGGACCATCATTCAGTGGAACACACAGAAATTGACCATTACGCAATCGCGGAGCATACCATGTTACATCGTGATAGATATCTACAATCTCAATGGGCAGAAATGTAGGACTAAAACTAGTTAATGGATTAAACTGAAACACATTAAATCCTCTGTCATTGATACTTGTCAGTGGTAATGTCTCTAAGTCCCCGTGTTCTTTTTCACCAATCAATATCTGCCAATCTACTGGCATCTTAATTGTATGATTACCAATCTTCAATACAAGAGCCGGGGCATTAAAACTTTCTAAAAAGATTAACGGGATATAATGATAATCCACATTTGAAGGGTTTGAATTGTCTAGTATAGCGAATCTAAGGTCTTCCACTTCTTCGGGTAACATTTCCAAATTGTAGCGGGTATTTGTGTCTAGCAATAAAATATTCATACAATTATTGTATCATTTATATGTAACTTTTTCTACATCAAACGGGTAGTTAGCCTCTTTATAAAATGTTTTTCGTTGGGTAAGATGTCGTTTAGCAAATTTACAGCTACTTGTGATATCCCAAATTTCCACGTGAGCCTTATCTTCGGCTTTACGAATACCACGCCCGATACTTTGTATTACCCTGACAAAACTCTTACCCGGTTCAATTAGCACAAGGTTAAAGATTCGTGGAATATTAATACCCACGGCCGCTACACCATAAGTAGCTATAATGATTTTGTTAGTTGATGTTGCAACCTCATCATATTGTTCTTTGCGTTCATTCATACCAGTATTACCTGATACGAATACAACATCATATTCTGTTTTGAAGTCCCGTAATAGTTCGGCTAATCTGTTATGTAATTCTTTGCCTGCTGCTACTCTATCAACTAATATCAATGTGTTACCAGTGTTTTTAATTGTATCTACTAGTTGACTAATCTTATCTAACCGTTTGCCATCTTCAAGCAAATGTTTTAATTCAGATTGGTAATTACTGAATTCAACACCATCTTGCAGTTGAACGATGTTTACATGACATTGTGCTAGTACACCTCTGTCTTGCAACTCGCTGGCTGATAGTTTGTTAATTACATTGCCTAGACTGATAAAGATCGCTTGACTTGCAAATTTTTCTTTAGGGATAGTTCCAGTCAATCCCCAACGAATCGGGATGTTGCTCATTACCCCAGTAAGTAATTCTTTTAGTGCATCTGCTTTGGCCATGTGAACCTCGTCAACCATGACACACACTACATTTTCAAGAAAGTCACCAATCTCAACTTCGGCTTCACCTGCTTTTGTTTTCTTAAGCATATTGTTAAGACTTTGCCAAGTACAAATTGTATGTGTTTTACCAAATTCTTTTCTATCGCCAAAGTATACACCAACATCTAATCCAAGATTAATGTAATCTGCTTCTGTTTGTATCACAAGACTTTTGTTAGGTACAATAACAATACTACGGCCATAACTTTCAATAGACCAACTTAGTGCTGCTGTGATTAAAGTTTTACCTGCACCTGTTGCAATCTCTTGTAGCGACTGAGGATTCTTTAGAAACTCATTGATGATTGATATTTGATAGTCCCGCAATACCACCGGTTGCCCTGCGATTGGATGTCCTTCGGGCCAATTCTTATGCTTGAATGTTTCTTCGGACACTTCAGCAAAATTAAACGAGGTGCTATATGTACGCAGGTCTTCTAGTTCAATATCATAGCCTCTGCTATCAATGAACGGGAGTATTTCAGGAAGTAGATTAACATAGCTTGATCCAGCTAGACTAAAGAAACTTACCTTACCATTCCATCTACCAAGTCGCACTGCAGGAAGATATCGTGCACCGGGTACATCGTACTCAAACATTTTAACTAATGCTTTGCGTTCGGTTAGTTCCAATCCATGGATCTTAACATTTACTTCATCTTTAATTTCTAATTTAACTTGTTTCATATTAGTACTTAGTATAGCATAATCAATTATACGATTACAACAATAACGGCAAAAGGGACCCAAGTCCCTTTTTTTTATCATCAACCTTATTTGGTGATATCAGCAATACGGTCAGAAAGTTTTTTTGAATTTTGCTCTTGTTTTACTTTATCTAGCATAAGGCTATATATCATAGAAATTGATAGACACAGTACAAATCCAACAAGTACCAACATCATAATCTGATAACTACCGTAAATAAGTAGAACCTGAAAAACTCCCGCACCTACTAATATGGATGCAAAAACTGCCAATGTACGCATAGCAGCAATAAAACGAATATCCTTAAACATAAATTAACCCTTTATAAAATAAAACCACTACTCACCGCCCTTAAGCAAAAACTTATTAGAAACTGTCTTGAAGGACACTTGCCGTTCGTTGCACTTGTACACAAGACCTTCACGCTCTGGACCAACAATGTTGCCCATTACACTCTTACCTTCTGCCATCTTTAGCAAATCCGCCACAGTCTCAGTGGTAAGCATAAAGTCTGACTTGAATATCGGACAATAATTCAACTCATGTTCTGATACAAATATGTGGCGTTCAGCGGGGGTAAAGTAATGTCCCGCGTCAATGTCGTAAATGTCGTAAACATAAAAGTCTTGATCACGAAACTTGTACATATTTCCTTGAATGCCATTGCCAATCAATTCACCTTGAACTGCAATATTGCGGCCATAAGCAACTAGCTTTGGTTCAAGTCCGTGCTTGATAGCAGCACGCCATAGTGAATTGTCTGGGTTACGCTTGAGGTCAAGATTGCGGGAACAGACACCAACTTCCCCATCAATAACATAAACAGTCATTGACGAGCCATCTAACTTCTCAGACACTTCCCAGGTGAGACCTTCTGCCCGCCATTCTTCCAACTCAGTTGACAAGTTTTGAATACGCTCTTGATCCGTCTTGGGAATACGGGAAGGGAACATTCCCTTAACTTCTCCGGCCAATGCCGCAGAAATTGGTGCTTCATACTTGACAATGCCAAGCAGTTCTGAAACATCCATACCTTCGTAAATCTCTCCGATCTTGTCTAGTGCAGCATGCCTAGGCAGCAACAAGCCTTGGCTCAATTGGCCACGCAATTTTACAGTACGCAGACGTTCGCCTTTGACTTCATTGTAAACGTGAGGGAAGTTTCCCTTTGATAGAAATGGTGCCACCTCATATGGAATCCATGAATCAATTTCACAGTACACTGCTAGATCACCGGCAGTATATTCGCCCTTACGAGTAACAACATTCCACCCTCCAAGGGAGCAACACTCAATAGAGTCTGCTCCGGGAATATCCCGAATAGAGTCAATTTTTCGGATAGTAGCCATCTTGCGAGTCATAAAATTTCCTTTTCCTACGGGACTTATTGACATTGCCCTTTACTCACACTGTAGAGTTAAGTCCGCATACAAGTAGTACGAGCAAGATTTTTCCAGTTTGCTGGGCTGATCTTGATCAGGTCAGAAATCTTCAAGCACATACGCAAACTCAATTCACGCAACTTGCTATGATTTTCCCACATGAAATCCAACACTTCATTTTCCAATTCAGGAGTGAAGCCATAGTCCTTGAACAAGCCGCCGTCTGCATCACGATGCACTTGCTTGATACGCAACATTTTGTCACGCTCACTATTGATCGTCAGGTCCAGAAAGTGACAACGACTTTGCAATGCTTCCAAGTGATCCTGCAACTTCTTGCTTTTGATATTGTCAAACTTCAAGTTAGTGATAAAGATAGCACTGCCATTGAATTTGAATTCGTTCGGGATACCTTCTTCACGCAGCAAACGACTGTCACTATTCCAGCAAATTTTGCGAGTCTTACCTGAATCCAATGCTGCTTTCAGAATGTTCAATGCCAACTCATCGGCGAACACGCTATCACAATCATCAAAAATCAGTACATTCTTTGTGTCAGAATATTTGTACAATTGTGTGTACAGCCCAAGTGCAGTCATTGCACCCTTGACGACATTGAAACGAACCTTCTTGCCGGCAATCTTGTCAAACATGCTAGCTTTTTCCATTTGTGTCTCAACACCATAACTCTTGCCAACACCCGGAGGGCCTGCAACAATCATTGCACGGATATCACCGCTGATACATGCACGAGCCATTTCATCAAGAATGCCAAATCGTTCGGCAATGCGATTCATTGCTTCTTCTTCAGTTTCTGCGGGCACTTCATGCCTTACCTTGAATTCTACAGTATTACTAATCATATGCTCTCCGTTCATAAATTCAATATCTTCAATGCTTTGAAGATTGATACGGACCTGAGGACCACCTACTTCAAGCTGACCTTCATTTTTAACAGTAACAAAACCGCCCTTTTTGCCAACTTGATAACCCTTGACCAGAGTAAACACTTCACCAGCAACGGTGTTATTGCGATAAGAGCCAGCGAGAATGCGAATTGTTGACATATAAAAACTCCTGTAATTAACTGATTAAGACTCTATTATATACCCGAATTGATTTAATGTCAATAGTCAGTAAACCCTAGATTGAACATAGCACTACGAAAAGGTTCCGAGCTTTCAAGATCGGCCCAGAAATAAACCTCAGTACGGACAGTGTCGTTGCAATTGAATTCAAACATTTCATAAATTTGATCATTTGAGGACACTTCACATTGCTGAATAAATTGTGCGAGTGTAGTAATCATTTTTGATTCCTTTAATTAACTGTTTAAGAGTCTATTATATACGAAAACCCATTTACTGTCAAGCCTTCAGTATGTTCACGATTCGCTGATGGATCAGGTCCATTTCAGACTGCTCAACATAAAAATCCGATTTAGGATCATAGTACTGACCCTCTATGTTGTCATAATACAACACTCGACCGGTGAAGTTGAAGGGGCCTTCCAGACCCTTACGCGGACCGTACTTAGTACGCATTTCATCCATTTGATGCTTGTCTGCGACAACTTTGTAAGCCATGAACAACTCCTTTTGACTGAATAAGACTCTATTATATACCCAAAACCATTTAATGTCAAGTTTAAGCAAACAATTCGCGGTAATATTCCTCGTCCACTGCATCAAAACTTTTAGTGGTCCACTCAACTTTGTATCCATTCAGTTCATATTCATCAACCATAACTTGCAATTTACGCAGAGCCTGATGGTAAGACAGTTTCTGATTTTCCATCAGGCTCATGTTGGTACAGTACATGAAATTATTGCTGTCTTTGCGGGCGCTAACTTGTACAAATTGCTTAGTCATTCTAGTGTCCTTTAATCAATCTAAGTATCTATTATATACCCAAAGCCATTTACTGTCAACCTCAGATTTTGATCTGACCAGAACAATAATTATGCTAGAGTCCACTTAAATAGTTTATTAAAATGTACCCCGTCACGCTCCATGAATTTAATTAACCCATCTAAACTTATAGATTGACCTTTGTCAAAAAAGTAATCCCACAAGTGTATCAATTCATTAATAGCAGAAACTTCAATCTTATACGGAATATTATCACTGTCTTTTAACCAATACTCAACGAATTTTCCTGATTTGCGTTTGTATGCGAATTTTTTAACCGGGGTTAAATTTAATACTTTAGGATATACTTGCGCTGGCCCTTCAAACCTAGTATTCAAATTTCTAAACATTTCATCGGTGCCGATATCATGTTCATGGAATTCAGGTAGACGATAAATCAAAGGCATGAATTCTTCTTTAACTACTTTGCCATCTCCATGGATGAATATAGATAAATCTTTTCTATAATTAGAAATCCGTTGACCTCGTAAGTTACTCATCATAAGTTTCTTGCTGTAATAGTCACGGATAATATTAGCCTTTTCTCTATCTTCCTGAATCATTTCTTTGAATAAGATGTCATCAGTAAGTTTAGTTGGTCTATCTATAGTACTAATACCTTGATTGATTAGTGTTCGCAATCTATGCCAAGTAACACTCAATGCTAAAACATCTTCTGTGGTTTCAACCACTATAGATTTCTTTACATACTTATTATCACAATCAATAGCTTCCCCAAGAATATTCATGTTGAAGATGCCACCACTAGCACCAAACGGTGTCAAGGACTGTGTAGCGATTGCATTAAGGGATACTTGCTGCGCTGCAATTTGATTTGTATTTGAATTTGAATTAGTCAATTGTAATTTCTTTCATTGTTAACCTATTGTAATATCTTCCATACCTGCTGCCCGCAACCGAGTAATATGACCCAGCATGAAATTTTTTGATTCTAATGCCTTCATAATTCCTAAAAACTTATTTCTAAGATAAGCTACTTCGTTAATCAAAACTTCCATGTCAATTACTTCATCTTCACCTTCAGCATATTTTTCAGCATCACGGCTTGTCAATGCTCTATTATACGCTTCTAAATATTTTTGAAAATGTTTTCGGCGAATTTTCCGTAATTGAATATTTAAGTAGTTAAGCACCGCTTCTACTTCTTGTAATTGATTAAATCTGTGTTCTGTTACCCCGGGTATTGCAGCAATGTTCTTTTCAACATTACCATATATCTTTACCTCTTTTTTTGCATGTTCTAATTCAGCTTCAAAGTACTGAATGAAATCTGGGAGTACACCTAGATTTACTGTTATGCGGGTATACCAATTCATTTAGTCCCAGTCGTCAGCATCATCTTCTTCATCTTCGTCTTGAAAATGTTCTTCGGCATATCCTTTTAATGCTTTGGTAATATCTTTATCCTTAAAGGCATCTTTGATATCATCAATTTCATAATTATTGTCAATTAAAAAATTAACAAGTGTATCTGCTGCATTACCACGATCATTCAAATCAACATGTTCACGCAATGCATCCCAAACTTCTGCAATAATATCTAAACTCATTCTGTGATTTCCTCTTCAACGGTTACAGTACTTATCACACTTTTAGATTTTCCAGTATACTCCAGCATAACTTTATCTAAGCAACCGTCTTTATTAGCTTCCCATCCCTTACGGAATGATTTCAGAATTTCACCGGAATCAGTTACGAAAACTAAACTGTTACCTTCTTTCTTCAAAGCCCCAGACTTCTCAAACATATCAGTCAATCCACTGTATGGACTCATCCCTGTTTCGTATGGAATCTTAACTTGAATAGTTTCAAACGGCTTTGCATAGCGGGTTTTCATAATCTTACAAGCAGCACGAATACCATTTACTTCGGGAACCTTGTTACCATCTTCATCTTCTTTCAACTTCAATTTCTTCATAGCAACTACAATTGAACTTGCATAAACAAAACCCTGTCCACCTGAGATTTTATCATCTGGGTCAAACATATCTTGACTTGCATAGGTATGATTAGTAGCAACCAATCCTACATTATGACTACCAAACATGTTTACACAATTGCGAACAAGACTAGTTAGTGCTTTTGGTTTGCGACCCATGTCACCTTTCATGTTACCATCTTCAAACTGATTAACATCAGTTGGTGTCAATAACATACCAAGACTGTCAATGATAAACAAAACTTTCGGCTTGTCTGTTTCTGGCAAAACTTTATATGATTTCATAAACTCGCTGATAGTCTTTGCTACATCGTCAATCATAGCCATATTCAACTTGAGCAATTTAGTTTCGCTGGTGTCTACTCCTAGATCATGCAACCATTTTTCATCTAGTGCATTTTCGCTGTCAATTAATACAACATATATGCCTTGTTGTTGTGCATGTCGGACGAGATTTCCTGAGCAGATGAATGATTTACCTGATCCAGACTCTCCGGCAAAGACAGTAACTTTACCAAGAGGTACGCCTTTATTAAAATCACCTGATATCAAATAGTTTAAGCCGAAATTACCAGTTGAAATCCAATCAGTTGGGTCGTTATATCCTATGCTAAGTCCTTCA